GCGTCGCCCTGGCCTGCCGTGGGGAACAGGCGTTTCTCGCAAGATCAGGACCATCCAGCGGATTCTCAACGGTGCTCTGCGGGCCATGATGGACAACAGCGGCCTTACGGCAGGGCCACAGATCGTTATCGGCAACGGCATCACTCCTGCTGACGGCAAATGGGCTATCACCGGCCGAAAGCTATGGCGCGCCGAAGAAGGCGTTACAGACGTTCGTGGGGCGTTCTTCGCGTTCGTACCGCCATCAGTCCAAGCAGAAATGATGGCTATCATCGAGTGGGCGATGAGGCGAGCCGAGGACGCAACCGGAATGCCGGCCATGCTGCAGGGTATCCGTGGCGACGCGCCTGAAACTCTCGGCGGCATGCAGATGCAGAACAACAATGCCAGTTCTGTTCTCCGCAGGTTGGCCAAACGGTTCGACGACTACGTGACTGAACCGCACATCACGCGCTACTACGAGTGGATGCTGCAGCACTCTGAGCGCGAGGAAATCAAAGGCGACTTCCAGATCGATATCAGGGCCAGTTCTGCACTGGTCGAGCGCGACGCGCAGCAGCAGTTCTTGCTCACCCTGCTGTCGGTGGCGCAAGACCCGGCATACGAGGTCGATCCGGCGAAGCTCATGTCGGAACTGCTCAAAGGACAGCGGTACGACCCGAAACGAATCAAGTACGACCCGGAAAAGCTCGCCAGGCTGCAGGACAACAGCAACCCGGTCGAGGAAGCGAAGGCGCAACTCATGCAGGCGCAGGCCCGCAACGCCGACGCCAACGCATTCACGCGCAACACCGAAGGTCTGTTCTCGGCAGTATCCGCAGCGAATCAGATCGCCATGAACCCGGCAATCTCCATTCCTGCAGATCGGATCGCAAAATCGGCAGGGTTTGTCGACGCCGATCAGGCTCCGGCCATTCCGGGTATGTCGCCGGAAGTGCAGCCAGTTCCCATGCCGGAAAACACATCACCAAACTTGCCGCCGAATCCAGACACGGGGATTAACACGGGCATCGAGACTGGCGAAGCCTGATGGTCGATCCGGAAATTGATTTCAAAAGTCAATCATGGTTTGCTGTGCGCCAGTACGCAGAGAAACGGATCGATCAATTGAGGCGCAGGAACGATGGCGACCTGTCACCAGATCAAACCGCATCCCTGCGAGGATCAATTGCAGCATTGAAAGGAATTCTGGCGCTGGAAACAGCCCCGGAGATAGCAGCGGACGAGTAGGAACAAGCAACCCCTCCGCTTAGATGATGTGCCGGGCGAATCTGCCCGTTTTTGTGGTGAATACATGACGACTGAAGCCGAAGCACAAGTTGAGCAGGAACAACAGGCGAGCGCGATGCTTGCCGGATTCGACGCGATTCGCAATCCAGGACAGGAGCGTTTCGAGGGCGACGGGCAACAAGAGGCCGCCGACTCGGAAAGTGCCTCACAGGACGACCAGCAGGCCAGCGAGGACGAGCAAGCAGCAGAAGAGGCTCGGTTCGCAGGTATGACGGAAAGCGAGATTCGGTCCCTGTTTGAGCGCGCTTCCAAGCTTGGCGCAATCGAAGACCAGCTTTCCAAGGCTCACGGCAAGATCGGCGAGCTGAATCGTACTCTGCAGCAACTGGCAACCAATCAACAACGGCCGGCGCCCACAGCGTCCGCCAATCCTGATGATGGCGCCGACGAAGCAGATATCGACACCAGCGAGATCGAGGAATTGTTCCCGGATTTCAATCCGGCTGTGGAGCGCAAAGCCCGCAAGATCGCGCAAGAGGTTCTGCAGCAACACCAGCAACAGCAGAACCCCGGTCAGCAGCAGCCGGCGTTTGATCCGCAGGTGATCAATCAGACCGTCGCACTGGCAGTCATGGACGCAACGCGCCCGAAATGGCGCGAAACCGTAGCTTCTGGCGATTTCCAGAAGTGGCTTGAGTTGCAGCCCGAGGATTTCCGCGAGACGTGCAACACGACGTGGGACACGTCTGTTTTCTCGCAGGTGATCGACAAGTACGAGGCAGCGCGCAGGGCCGCGACGGAGCGCACCACAAAGAGCAAAACTAGGCTGGAAGCAGCACTCACCCCGGACAGCAGATCGTCACGGGTGAGTCACGCTGCGACCGAAATGGACGCAATGCAAGCGGGATTTGACGCTGTGCGCAACCCGCGATACTACTCCGCGAGGCACTAACCAATGTCAGCATTCACTCTCGCCAGTCCCGCTCAGCGGATTGGCAAACTCAAAGGCGAAATTCTCGCTCACTCGATCCCGGTCGAAGTTCTCGGCATCACGGGCATGCAGAAGGCGATGCCCAAGAACAACGGCAAGACCGTTTCCATGCGTCGCTATCGCCCGTATGGCGCACTGGCGACCAACGACAACACCAAGAACCGTCCGATTGTCGACGCCACGGCCCATATCCTCACGGAAGGCACCGCGCCGACCGCCGATACGCTCGTGCCGGATGATGTCGAGATCAGCCTGACGCAATATGGCTGCCTGTACCAGCTCAGCGACCAGACCGTCGACATGTACGAGGACGATGTTCCGTCCGAGATGAAGAAGCAGTGTGGCGAGCGCGTCGGCCTGCTGCGCGAGATGGTTCGCTACGGCATCGTCAAGGCCGGAACCAACGTTTTCTACAGCGGCGGCACGACTCGCGGCACGGTCGACGAGAAGCTGACGCTGAAGGTTCTGCGCAAGGCTTCACGCACCCTGCAGGCCAACCACGCGAAGAAGATCACCGGCATTCTGGCTCCGTCCGTCAACATCGGCACGCTGCCGGTCGAGTCGGCCTATCTGGTGTTCGTCCATACCGACGCTGAGGCTGATGTCCGCGACCTGGCGGGCTTCGTGCATGTGTCGGAGTATGGCCAACGCAAGGTGGTCAACGAGAACGAAATCGGCTCGGTCGAGAACTTCCGCTTCATCACGTCGCCGGAACTCGCACCTTACACCGACTCGGGCGCACTGACCGGATCGACTGGTCTTTTCTCCAGCGGCACGAAGGTCGATGTCTACCCGTTCATCATCTGCGGCGAAGACGCATGGGGCCAACTGGCTCTGCGCGGCGACAACGCGCTTGATCCGACGTGGATTCCGCCGGGCGAGAAGTCGAAGTCCGATCCACTCGGGCAGCGTGGCTTCGTCGGCGCGAAGTTCTACTTCGCGTGCAAGATTCTCAACGAGGGCTGGCTGGCTGTCATCGAAGCCGGCGTCAGCGACCTGGCCTAATCAGCCGGATTAACCAACAATCCGGGCGCCCATAACCGGCGTCCGGTTGAGCACGAAAGGACACAATCATGGCTGATAACACTGCTGGTCAGACTCGCACGGTCAGCAACGACCAGACGACCGCTGGCGGCTTTGCTGCCGGGAAGATCGTCTATGACGCAACGTCGATCACGGCGACCGACTACACCAGCGTCGAAACGGGATTCCAGCCCAGGTTCGTCGAGTGGGAGAACTTTACCGACCGCATCAAGATCGAGTGGCAGGAAGGAATGACGACTTCCCAATGCCTGAAGACCGTTGCCGCCGGCACTCGCACGCTCGACACGACCGCCCTCGCCGTGGTGGTCAATGCCAAGGGCTTCCGCATCCTGCAGGACGCGACTCTGGCAGCGATCCTCGCAAGCAAGACCTGCTACTGGCGGGCCTACGGCTAACCACCGGCAACCACCACACAACGGCTCCTTCGGGAGCCGGTTTTTGAATCACTGGAGAAAGCGCACATGGCGGTTGGAGCACGCGGACGGACGGAAGCGGCTGAGCAGTATCTCGGAGCCACGCCGGCATTCAGCGTCGATGATATCGGCGCCAACACCGGGGCCAGCATCGAAGTCATTGACTCGGTTCTGACCGGCGACAAGGTGGCTATCGAGGCGTTCATGGCCGAGAAAATCAACGTCATCGTTCTGGAGTCTGCTGACGACACGGAGAACGAAATCGTTGAGACGTGGGTCAATGGCCGCGTGCAACGCTTCCTGCGTGGTACTCCGCAATGGGTGAAGCGGTGCTATGTAGAGGCGCTGGCCAGGGCGAAGCGCACGACGTACCGGCAAGTGCTCGATGAGCGGTTGGGCGTTCAGGCGTTCAACCAAATGCGGCCGAATCACACGCTGGCGTATCCATTCACCGTCCTTGAAGACCACAACCCGAAGGGGCCGCAGTGGCTTCGCGGCGTTCTGGCCGAAGCGCGCAGGGCCTGATGCCGTGACGCTGCTGGAGCTGATCGACACGTATCGGTCGCTGTCACGCGACAACGCGCAGCCGTATTTCGTGTCGGATGCTCTGGCCACCATTTTTGCCAACGAGGCGCCTAACGAGGCGTGCCGGCGCGGTGACTTGATCATCGACTCGGCGTCTTCGATGTGCTCGATTTCGGTTTCGGCTGGCGATCCGTTGATCAAGCTGCACAGTTCGATTCTCGATGTGCGGCGGGCGAAACTTTCCAACGGCACCGCGCATCTACTGCCGATCAAGACGGCAGACCTTGATGCATTCGCTGCGAATTGGGAGTCTGAACAAGGAATCCCATCCCATTACGTCATCGACTACCAGTCAGGACACATCCGCCTGTACCCATCCCCGTCCGCTGATGATGACCTGCAAATCACAGTCCGGCGCCTTCCTGCCGAGAGCATGGTCGACGACGACGACGAGCCGGAAATTCGTCAGGAAGCGCATCTGGCGCTGGTGCACTGGATGCTGTTCAGAGCGTACAGCATGTCGGACTCCGATATGTACGACCCGATTAAAGCCACCAACGCGCTGCGCGAGTTCGAGCGCGAGTTCGGGGCCAAACGCAGTGTGCGCAACGAGATGTGGTCGCGAACAACCCATAACGCTGTCGATCCCTGCCCGATAGCCTGAGAGAGATTCCCATGAGAGTGAGCAAGCGCATCGTCGCAGAGCAGTTCGTACCGACCAGCACAACCCCGCCGTCTGATGTCGGGATTTACCGCGTCAATCGTAAGGCTCTCGGCGTTACCGGGCGCATCGACACGTTTGATCCGGAAACGAAGAGCGCGTCGAGTTTGCCGCAGACGCTCTTTCAATCCGGCATCCCGTTCGTCATCTTCGCAGGAGACGGCGGAAGCAACGGCCTGAGTTTTTCCGGGACTCGCGGCGTGTTCTCGTTGAGCGCGGCAGTCGTCACAAACTTCTGGAACATTTTTGGGTCTGGTGGGTACGCATACCTTCCAGCCAATGCAGGGGGTCTTACGACAGGAGGTTGGTACTGGTGCGTGATGACCAGCGACACAGCCGGAGAGATTTTCGCCGAGACGTACTCAGGCACGGGCAAACCTCTGTTTGTCGCATCACCAACGGCGCTGCCAAACCTTTCTGCAGGGCGCATAACACAATCAACAAGCGAAGTTGCAGGGCCGTCGTTCACCGTTCCAGGCGGATCGCTTGGTCCGAACGGGAGGCTGATTTGGTCAGTGCGAATGGCGTGCTCGAACGCGGCCTCAGCCAAATCATTTAGGATCAAGGCTGGTAGTACAGCGTTGGTTACAACGCAGCCAACAACCTCGCCGTGCATGGAGTTGTCTGGATTTATCGTAAACGCCGGGACAACCGGAAGGCAATTCAACGCGCGTTTGACAACGGTCACAGGAATCGCGTCTGCCGGATCAACTGTTGGAGCCTCTGAAGTTTCGACCATTGATACGTCTGTCGATCAGACGT